CTCGCAAAATTTGATATAATAGGGAGCGGGCGGACTTTATTCTCTAAGCTTTTCTTAATATTAACAACGGCGGTATACTCTGTGTTTCTCGCTTATTTCTATGCGTTTGTTTATGTCGTAGTAATTGGAACAATAACTGAATACTCTGAATTTAATAACATCGTAGGAACATCTATGTTAGATGAGTTTTATTATATGTTACCAATTGCGTTGATATCAATACTAGCGTTTAGGTATCGGTATAAATAATTGTATGAGTAATTTAATAAATTTAACAGACACAGCAAAAGAACATCTTATCTCTTTAAGTAAAGAACATAATAAGAAATATGTTAGACTAGAAGTCAAAGGTGGTGGCTGTGCTGGATTTAAATATGAATGGTCTTTTGATGATGTTATACAAGATACAGATGAAAGTATAGACTTTGATGGTGTAACATTGTTATTAGATAATGCAAGTATATTATATTTAAGTGGTATGACTATTGAGTATCGTAAAGAGATATTTGGTAGTTTTTTAGAATTAAAAAATCCAAACGCAAAAAGTACTTGTGGTTGTGGTGAGAGTTTTGGCGCATAATGAACGAAGACAGAAAGAAGTTTGAAGAACAATTATACAACACAGGTTATAGTGAAGAATATATAAGGCAGGCAAATATGCAAAGTGATAACATTGAATTAGAGAAGTTAAGAGTTCCTTTAGAAAAAGATTACAAGTATCAAATGGAGTTGTTAAAGAAACAATTACAAATGATATTAGACGATGAAAGAGGACCTGGTGATTTAGATAAGAAAATTGCAATACTAGAAAAGCAAAATAAGATACTACAAGCAGAAAATGCTTTCTTACTAGAGACACTTAAAGAATACTCTATTACCGCTTCTTGACAAAAGAACAAAAATAGTATAGGATTATATAATGACAAAATTTAGAAAGCACACCGTTATACCTCAATTAATACATCCCAAGATAGATGGCGAAGTAATGTTTCCATTTGGTCCACCTATCTATCGTACTGAAATAGACCACGGTATATTAGATAGATTAATTGAAGAAGGTACAAAACAAAGAAATAATAAAGATTTAGATTTTAGAGATAAACTTGCTGGTAATATGAAGACTGGTACAAGTATATTGTTTCCTAGTGAACAAGGTAAAAATCAATTACGACAAGACGCTGATAAAGCAATTGTAACAAAAGTATTTGAGTTCTTTGAAGTCTTACAATCAGCACACGGACCTGATTGGAAAAACATCTATACAATGATGAACAACAAAGCATTAAAGTTAGAACACTTATGGATTAACTTTCAAGAAAAAGGTGACTATAATCCATCACACGACCATAGTGGTGCTTTTAGTTTTGTTATCTTTGGTGATATAGATGAAAAGATATTTACAGAGAATACGCCTAAAACAAATAGTCAATACGCTGGTCAATTAGTATTTCACTATGGTGAAAAAATAACAGGTTTACAACAAACACAATTAAATGTGAAACCATACAAAGGTCTAATGTATGTTTTCCCTGCAACATTACAACACTATGTACCACCATTCTTCACAGACTTTACAAGAATAAGTATTAGTGGAAATTACTTACTGGAATCAAATGTCAGATAAAGAAACAATAGAAAATATAAAATCAGTATTAGAACACAAAGTAGCACCTAGTGTAGCGGCACACGGTGGGTTTATAAACTTTGTATCATTTAAAGATGGTCATTTAAAATTAGAAATGGCAGGTAGTTGCTCAGGTTGTGCGATGTCTCAATTAACTTTAAAACAAGGTGTTGAAAGTATGATGAAACATTATGTACCTGAAGTAATGTCTATTGAAAGTCAAGACGATGAAAAAGCCCAAGAAAAAGGATATACTCCTTGGGCGTAATCATTTAGAATATTCCTGGAATACAAACTAATTCTTTACTAACAGCACATCCCACAACAGAAACGGCCGTATATACAATAAGAAATGTTATCATCTTTTGTTATACCTTTCATAATGGTTAATATCTACACAATAAAAACTTTTGTGCTCTAGGTTTAGTTCTTCAGCAAAAGCAGCAGCCATTTCGCAGTTTTCAAATACTCCGAGTTCAACTTTACTTTCGTGTTCAAAATTAAAATAGCCACCGAATGATAACCACACGATGGCAATAAAGGCTTCTAAATTATCGTAAATCTTTCCTCTCTATCTGTAATATATGGCGAAAGTATCTGCACCATTCATATGACAATAAGCGTAAGGTCTATCATAACCAGGTTTTGATTTACCTCTGTATCTGTATCTTATCTTTTTTGCATTTTTATGATTAGATACTTCTTTAAAATATTTTAAATACTTTATAGGAATACCTTTTGCAATACTTTCCTCATTACCGTGGGGATTTGTTAAATGTTTAAGTAAGAGAGGATTTACAATCCTCTCAAACACAGCTTTTCGTCTACCAGTCTTCACGCCGCCTCCAACATTTGAAACGGTACTTGATAGATTGTACCTATTGCACCATCCATCTTAACCAAACATTTCTTTTGATTAATTTTTGTAATGACACCAGGTGTCTTTTTAGTCTTTTGAACAACAAAGACTTTCATCCCAACTTTGAGAGTTGCCTTTCCGTTTAAGACTTTTACTTCTGATATAAAATCAGAAAGAGCGTTCAAATCAGATAATGACATTGCCATAATCTCTTTTTTCATAGATGTATTCATAATATAATCTCCTTCAGATTAGTTACTATTTAAGATATAGAGGTCCAGTCCATTGAATAGGATAATTACCTTCCAAGACATTTCCTCTAGGTTGATTTAAAGCAGGTGCATTAAAACCAGCGGCCTTTAATATATCACCTTTTTTAAAATGTTTAAAGTCTTCTTTAACAATAAAACAGAAGACACCAGTTTCTTGTACAATCTTAATGTACTTCTTACCAGGTCTAATAGATGTTTTACTATCCCAACTATCAACTTGTTCTTTACAATAACCTGATAATTCTTTGCCACCAAGTGTTGACCATTTCATATAGTCATCTTTAGCGCCTTTCATCAAGTTTTTTATTCCGTCGTTTAAATTATCGGCAGTTTTTTCAACTTTTATCATTATAGGTCCTCCTTTGATTGAAAATATAGTGTTAGAAACGCAGATACCAACATAATACCTGTCATTATAAAAAACATTGTCCAGTTATCATTACCGATACAATGTCCTCCACAATCTTCTATTGAACCAACGGCCATAATGGCACTCAAAATGGTTGTAGTTGCGAAAAAAGTAGTCATAGTGTTTTTTGTCCTTTCTTTTTATTTAATATACATACATATTACCATTATTAGAAAGCATTGTCAAGCAAAAAATGAAGAAAAATACAATTATTTTCACTATTTTAGTGGTTTTGTTCTTATTTTGTTCTTCTAGTTGTACTAGAATTAACGAAAACTGCAAAATAGCGCCTGGATTGGGCGATGTTCCAGAAAATTACAAAAAAATGTTAAAAAATCCACCAGTAACGACACAACTTAAATGTAACTTCTAAAAAAACTTATAAATATTCTCGTAAAAAAGGATTTATGGCACTACCAAAGTTTGGAGTGAGTTTATACGAACCTGGTAGAGGTAAAAAAACCTCGCAAGGGAAGAAAAAGAGAAGTATTAAGTTCAGTTCTATGAATAAGAGTAAAAAGCGAAGTTGGAAAGCATATCAAGGTCAGGGAAAGTAAATGAAAGGTGAATATATCATAAGATTGAATGGTACTATTCACACTTACACCGATTTTGATGATATTCCTGACAAGATAGGTGCGGTCATATCGTTTAATCCTGATTATCCTGAACCTCCTCATACAAATGAGGAACACGAATTAATAGAAACCTTTAACGATAAGTTAAAACAATTAATGGAGAGAGAATGCCAGCAGTTACGAGGATAGGTGACGCAGATGTTACACATTGTAGTGGAATGACACGAGCACAAGGTTCACCAAATGTCAATGCAAACGGAATACCAGTAAGTAGACAAGGCGATAACAATACAACACATCTATTACCAGGTGTACCTTGTCCTGCACATTCGGCTCCTATTGCAAGTGGTTCATCTACGGTCTTTATAAATGGTAAGGGTTGTGGTCGTATAGGAGACGGAATATCTGGTTGTACTTCTGTGGCTGCAGGAAGTCCTAATGTCTTTGCTGGTTAGTGTATAAATATTAGTGTTATGGCAAGTTACGATAGTTCACAATCAACAAGCAAAAAAAGAGTTAATCGGATTTACTCTGATTTGGACCTTGACTTTACAAGGAATCCAGTTACTAGTGATGTGGTTAAACTAACAGATGTTGAAGCCGTAAAGAGAAGTGTAAAGAATTTAATACAAACTAATCATTATGAGAGACCATTTCATCCAGAAATAGGTAGTGATGTAAGGGCATTGTTATTTGAAAATATGACACCATTAACTGCTCTTAATTTAGAAAGAAAAGTAGTAGAGGTTTTAGTTAACTTTGAACCTAGAGCAAAAATCGTTGATGTAAACGCAAACGCAGACATTGATGGTAATGGTTATCATTTAACAATAAGTTTTTATGTTGTAGGTATTCAATCACCAGTAACCGTAGAAACATTTTTACAAAGGCTAAGATAATATGGCGTCCACAAAACTAGACATTTCAGAATTAGATTTTGACCAACTTAAATCAAATCTAAAATCATTTTTACAAAGTCAATCAGAATTTTCAGATTACAATTTTGAAGGTTCAGGTTTTGCTGTTCTTTTAGATGTTCTAGCATACAATACTCACTATCTAGGTTTCAATGCTAATATGTTGGCAAACGAAATGTATCTTGATAGTGCAGATGTAAGAGCCAATGTTGTTTCTCTTGCAAAGATGATTGGTTATACTTCTGCAAGTGCAAAGGCACCTGTGGCAAGTTTAGATATTACCGTTAATGACGCAACTGGTACTACTCTAACAATGGACAAAGGACAAACATTTACAACTTCAGTAGATGGAACAACTTATAACTTTATTACAAATACAGATTTAACAATTACGCCAGTAGATGGTGTATTCAAATTTTCTAGTGTACCAGTTTATGAAGGTACACCTATAACTTTTAGATATACGGTTGATAGTACAGACGCAGACCAAAAGTTTTTAATACCTAGTGTAAATGCTGATACTTCAACTTTAAGAATAAGAGTTCAAACAAGTTTAACAGATACGACTAGTGAAACATTTACAAATGTAAGTGGTCTAACTAATTTAAGTGATACTTCTGCTGTTTACTTTTTAAGTGAAACAGAAACAGGTAAGTTTCAAATTACTTTTGGTGATGGAGTACTAGGTAAAAAATTATCAAACGGAAATATCGTAATACTAGATTACATAGTTACAAATAAAGATGAAGCCAATGGTGCAAGTACATTTACACCTGCTGGTAACATAGGTAACTTTTCTAATTTAACGGTTGCAACCGTATCAAATGCTCAAGGTGGTTCTGAACCTGAAAGTAAAGAAAGTATTAGATACAATGCACCATTACAATATACAGCACAGGACAGAGCAGTAACAACTTCTGACTATGAAGGCAAAGTAAGGTCAATATATCCTAATGCACAATCAGTTAGTGCTTGGGGTGGTGAAGATGATGAGACACCTATCTATGGTGTAGTAAAAATTGCAATCAAGGCCGCAAGTGGTTCAACTTTAACAACACAAACAAAATCAGATATTGTTTCTAAACTAAAAGAATATAATGTTGGTTCTGTTACACCACAAATCGTAGACCCAGAGATTACATCTATTCTTTTAAATACAAGTGCAAAGTATAATGCTTCTGCAACTACTAAAGACGCTGAAACATTAAAGGCAAACATAATTACAAACTTAACAAACTATAATACTTCAACATTACAAAAATTTGATAGTGTTTTTAGATTTTCAAAAGTTTCAACACTTATTGATGGAACAGACGCAAGTATTCTATCAAACATTACAACTATTAAAATTAGAAAGAGTTTACAACCTACTATTAATAGTTCATTAAAATATAACATTTACTTTAGAAATGGTTTATATAATCCACACACAGGACATAACTCAACTGCTGGTGGTATATTAACTTCAACAGGTTTTAAAGTAAGTGGTAATACTAATGAACAATTTTTAGATGATGACGGCAATGGAAATGTAAGAGCATATTATCTATCTGGTGCAACAAGAGTTTATACAAACTCAACGCAAGGTACTATTGATTATACAACAGGTGCAATTACAATTAACTCACTACAAGTAACAGAAATTTCAAATATAAGAGGGAGTGCTTCTTCAGTTATAGAATTAACCGTACAACCTGCTTCAAATGACATTGTACCAGTAAGAGACCAGATTATAGAATTAGATATTTCTAACTCAACTATCTCGGTTCAGAAAGATACCTTTGTTGCTGGAAGTTCAGACGCTGGTGTTGGTTATACTACAACTAGTGCATACTAGTAGATGGCAAAGTTTAGTAAAAAGGTTACAAATCTTCTATCAGGTCAGGTACCTGAATTTGTATTAAGCGACCACCCCAAATTTTTAGAATTTTTAAAAGCGTACTACACATTTATGGAGTCCGCAGAGTTAGGTATTAGTGAAAGTCAATCTACAGATGGTATCTTACTAGAAACTGAAACTGGACAAAGTAATAATCTTTTACTTGACGCTAGTAGACTAGGTTCAGAAGCAACTCAAATAGACACAGGCGATAAAATATTACAAGAACAATCTTCTTATGGTAAGTTTACTTTTGGTGAAATAATTAAAGGTCAAACTTCTAATGCAGAAGCAAGTATCTTACAAGAAGATTTAAGTAGTAACAGATTAATTATTTCTGCTCAAGATAAGTTTATAGATGGTGAAACTATTGTAGGGTTATCTTCTGGTGCTTCAGGTATTGCAGGAAGATATAAACCAAATCCTGTTCAGTCAATTCAAGACTTACTTAATTTTAGAGACCCCGATAAGGTCATTCAATATTTCTTATCTCAATTTAGAAATGAATTTTTAAATACTATACCCGAAGATTTAGCAGATGGTGTAAACAAAAGAGAATTAATTAAAAGAATAAACTCTTTGTATAGAACAAAGGGTACTGCAAAAGGTCACGAATTATTTTTTAGATTACTATTTGGTATTAACTCTGAAGTATTTTATCCTAGAGAACAAATGCTTAGAGTATCAGATGGTGAATTTACATTTAACAAAATATTAAGATGTATTACACCTATAGGAGATAATGGACTATTAATTGGTAGACAAATTACTGGCGAAACTTCTGGTGCAACTGCAATGGTAGAAAATGTAACTAGATTTAATATTGGTGATGAATTAGTATCTGAATTTCTTTTAGGTGATGATAGTATCGTAGGTACTTTTCAAGTAGGAGAAAAAATTAGAGGTACTGCAACTGATACAGACGATTTATATATCAAGTCAACTATTACAGGTATACCTGGAACATTTACTATTACAAATGATGGTTCATTTTCTAAAACAACTGACACCGTAGAATTAATAGGTGGTGGTCTTGGTTCACTTTGTCAAGTTAACTCAATTGGTCAAGGACCTATTACAAGTTTTTATATTAATGCGGCTGGTACACAATATCAAATTGGTGACCAACTAGTTTTTAATAACGCAAATACAGATGGTGGTGGAGCAATCGCTGAAGTTGCTGTAGTTAATGGTGCAATCGCAGGAGAAAGTTCAACTGGTTATGACCATATAATTTTTGAAGAAGCAACAAGTAGAAACGATATTAATCCAGGCGATAAAATAGTTTTAGAAAGTGGTCTAGGAGATATTACAGATATAAGATTGATTGATGGTGGTACAGGTTATAAAACTACACCAACCGTTTCTATTACAAGTACTAGTGGTGTTAACGCAGAGATATATCCATATGGAGATGAGATAGGTAAATTACTAGAAATTAAAATTGCAGAGACAGGTCGTTCTCACGAAACTGCACCAACACCTCCAACGGTATCAATACCTCAATCAATTATTGTTTTACTTGCAAACGGAAGTTATGTTGTAGGTGAAACCGTAACAGGTGGAAGTTCAGGTAGTACAGGTGTTGTAATAGGTTGGGATAATACAAGAGGTTTATTAAGATTAAAAAGTGTATCAGGAACATTTACTGGTCACGAAGTATTAACTGGTAGTACTTCAGGTACAACTGGTCTAATGGCAAAGACTGACCCTGCTGTTTCAACGGTAGATGTTGTTAGTGTTGCAACAAGTGAAGGTAGATATATTTCAGAAGATGGTCACTTATCAGAAACAACTATGAAGATACAAGATAGTTTATACTTTCAAGATTTTTCTTATGTTATTAAAGTAGGTCGTACTATTGATGAATGGCGAGACGCATTTAAAAAGACAATGCACCCTGCTGGTTTTTACTTTACTGGACAAGTTAATATTGAAAGTAGAATAAACTCAAAAATGAGAATGCCAGTTATTGGTAGAGTTACTGGTGTATCTGCAAGTCCATTCTTATCTATTCTTAATACATTATTTGGTAGTGTATTTGGTAGAAGACTTGGAACAAATACAGATGGTACTACTCAAAGAGCAAACGCATTACTAGGTGTACCTGGCGATGTTGTACAAAGTGCAAAATCACCTTTTTCTACAACGACAAGGGATGTTACTTTATCAACGGTTCCAATATCATTTAGATTTCAATTCAAACCTTTTTACAACTTTAGAACGGTTAATACAAACTTTGGTTCTGTATACGCTGGTCCTAAATTAAAAGGATTTGATAAGAGATTTCAAGGCGTAATGAATACAAGTGCGATGAATTGGGCAAGAGTAGCAGAATTAAAGGCAATAGGTACAAATACACCTGCTGATGGTACTGATATTCAATATGGCGATTTATCAACAATTGCGAAGACTTATATTACAATGCCTGTAGAGATACTTGTACCTCAAGGTAGATTTAGTAACACGCAAAGAAAATTTGATAGTAATGTATCCAAATTTGATAGTAGCGTCTAAAACTGGTTATAAATATATTAGTAAATAGGAAAGAATAATATGGCTAAACAAACAATAGGATTAGGAAGTAGTGCAAACGACGGAACTGGTGATAGTCTCCGAGTTGGTGGTGATAAGATAAACGATAATATCAATGAAATCTATACTGCAATAGGTGATGGTACTGATTTAAAGATTACTACTGCTGGTGCTTCTTCAAACCAAGTTCTACAATGGTCAACATCAAATAACAGATTTGAACCTACAAACTCTGCGGCTGCTGGTGATATATCCGTAGATACAACTCCGCAATTAGGTGGTGATTTAGATGTAAACGGAAATAAAATTGTATCTACATCAAACTCTAATATAGAAA